GGAGCGCCGTCTTTCATTACAAACTCTTCTTCAAACCCAAGATGCTTATCGAATTCTATGATATGTGGTTCATTTGTGGGCACCATACCAGTGAGTCTTTTTAACTGGCAGTGGTTAAATGCATAGTTGCACACATGCTCGAAGAGGGGAATGATTTGCTTCGTCTGCCGTGCGATGGCTATATGACATGTAGCGTTTGATCCATTGTAGTTGTTTATGACTACTCCGGCTAGAACCTCGTCACCCTGCATGACACCGAGCGCATAGAAACTTCCCCAGTCTGCGTTCTGACCGACACGCTCAGCAACCCAAGCGCCAATACGATCTTTCTGGTCAAAGACAAGTTCTGCCATGTGCGTATTATGTCTTATTGCGGTGGAGTTGGCCAGATGATTTCTGTAGGATAACCGGATTGTGCCGTGATGTCACGCAGCTCTTGACGGTAGGTTGCCCATGCAGCTTTTGTTGCTAGTGGTACATCAGGCAGTTGAGTCCAGTCTGAGGAGGCTAGTAGCTTTTTTCTTTTTGTCAGAACGTCGTGTGTAAGGCGTCTAGTGTCTTCGACCCACGTCTTGGTTGCATAGTCAAAATTAGCATAAATGTAATCATGAGGCGGAAAAGGAACAGGCGCTCCGTTGTCAATATAGTAGTCCACCCCGCTGTAGTCACCTTCAATATAACTATGTAGCGGGTTTAAAACCTGTTGTGTAATGTCAGGGCAATCTCTGACACTGCTAATCTGCCCAGTCGTAGAATCGTAAATCGTAAATTTCATCGCTTTAGTTCCGTGACCTTAAGTAGCGGAAAGTTTATTCCTGCACTAAAAGCTATTTGGTAGTTGCCATCAAAGCCGGGGTTTTGCATTTCGAACACATAGTTGTAATTGCCGGGGGGTGGGTTTTTATCTGCAACACTCATATTGGGTACCCCGCCGGGTTTACTGTACAAAACAACACCATTGCGAACTAACCTAAAAGCAGGGGGGTACACAAAAGTATTATTCTCATCACTATAAATACCAACAATTTGATCTCCAGTGCATGTGATAAGCAAAGTCGAACCTGTGTTTGATATAAAAGCTGAAACATTAGCAACAGGTTGCCACGTATTACCATGGCTAACTAAGAGATACTTAATACCATTAAAACTATCGATTAGTGTATTTGAAACAGAATTTGACTTTAGGTTACCGGTTGCAATAACGTCCCCGTTCAGCGTTATGTTTGAGCCGTTAAACGAAATGTTGTTCGTAGCGTTACCCAAAGCAAACGTGCCGCCGCTATTAATGATTGCGCCCGTTCCAGACATTGTTGTGTCAGACACCGCAGGGCTACTACCTACTGCCAGATTACCGCCAAACGTACCGGACGCACCAGTCAGATTACCCTTAAACGTGGCGTTACCTGCATTGTCCAGAGCAAAAGTTGTTAGGCCGTTTTGAGTACCAACAATACCCGTGCTGCCGATGTAGAAACCATTAAAGCCGGGTTGGCCGTTTAGCGCAGGGTTGCCCACAGTGATTGCGGATGCTGCGTTTAGCGTCACGGGGCCAGTCAGAACCTGAGCACCAGCCCTTGCAAGTTTAGCGTCAGCAGCGGATTGAGCCGCAGAGGCAGCAGAGGCAGCGGCGTTAGCAGTGGATTGAGCAGTTGAAGCTGCAGAAGCTGCGTTGTTGGCTGTGGTCTGTGCAGTAGAGGCCGCAGATACGGCAGAGTTTGCCGTGCCTTGAGCTGTAGAAGCCGCAGATGCAGCGGAGTTTGCTGTACCTTGAGCCGTAGACGCTGCAGAAGCTGCATTGTTAGCCGTATTGACAACAGTCGAAGCGGCAGTTCCAGCCACAGAACCAGTCACGTTGCCGCCAAAAGAGCTTGCGCTTACGGAAGAGCCAGCAGACAAAAGCACAGAGCCGTCAGCCGCGTAGATGGACAAGCCCGCAGAGTTGATCTGAGACGCCACCAACTGGCCACGAATGGAGGCAGCACCAAACTCAGCAACACCGTTGCCATCGATCTTCCAGCCAGCAGAACCAGAGACGTAGTTAGAAGACTGGATGTACTGACCAACGCTGATAGAGCCAGCTCTGATTTTGTCAGCAGACAAAAAAGCAATCTTGGCGTTGTCCACCGCGAGGTTGGCAATCTTAGCGTTAGTGATCGTGCCGTTCTGAATGTAGCCATCCGTAATGTAAACACCGACAGGAACTTCTACACCTCCAATAGTCGTGGGCGTTGTCCGCACAATGAACGGCATAGTAGGCGTCACGCCGGGGCCGCTAGGGCTTGCAATGTAGAACGCATCTGAGCGAACGGCAAACGTAGAAGATGGCGTAGCGTTGTTAACTGTGGAAGCTAAACCAAATCCAGAGACATAGCCATTCGTGTCAGTCTTGACTGTGTACTGGGCTAAGAGACTACCATCAACAGATGCGCGGGTTGTTGCCTCGGCAGAGATGGCAGCTGTATTGCCGTTGACTGTACTTTGCAACGTGTTGATTGAATTAGAAAGCGTAGAGTCAGCAGACGCACGAGTCGAAGCCTCTGTCGTAATAGCCGAATTCAGGGTGTTGTAGTTGCCTGTAACGGTAGACGACAAAGTTGTAATCGTATTCGACAAGGCTGTGTCCGCGGTAGCTCGTGTACTAGCCTCAGAAGTAATTGCAGCAGTGTTTGCTGAAATCCGGGCATCATCAGCAGCAGCCCACGAAGCGCCATCCCAACGATACGCTTTATTGTTGTCGTCGTTATCAAACCACAAATCACCAACGGTCAGACCGGTGGAGGGAGCCGAGGCTTGGTAGTAAGTTCTATTCTTGGTATTGACCGTAGATGTCAGATTAGAAACCGTTGTGGCCGCAGCGCTGTCTGCACTAGCACGGGTACTAGCTTCGCTGGTAATCGCCGCATTCAGTGTGTTGTAGTTGCCAGTGACAGTTGACGTCAGGGAGTTGATCGAGTTTGTCAGCGTTGTATCTGCTGTAGCTCGAGTACTAGCCTCGGACGTAATGGCCGAGTTAAGCGTCGTAATACTTGCGTCTGCTGAGTTTTTGTTGGTTGTGACTGTCGAAGTTAATTGCGTAATGGAAGTCGACAACGCGGAGTCAGCATTTGCACGAGCGGTCTGCTCAGTGGTAATAGCCGCAGCGTTTGTTGCGATTCGTGAGTCGTCGGTAGCTCCCCATACAGTGCCAGTCCAACGATGGGCTTTGTTGTTATCGGACGTGTCAAACCAAATGTCGCCAATGGCAGTGGCTGTTGGGGCAGTACCCTGACTAAAGGTTCTGTTCTTTGTACTAACCGTGGCGCTTAAACTGTTGAAGTTAGAAGTCAATGCGCTATCAGCGTTTGCACGAGTAGTCTGCTCTGACGTAATAGCTGCGTTAAGGGTGTTGTAGTTGTTGGTAACTGTAGAACTGAGCGTAGAAACAGAAGTTGAAATCACACCTTCTGCAGTAATGCGGGACTGACGCTCGTTGTAAATAATACCAGTGGACAGCTGAGAAGAGTCAGTTCCAGTATACGCGCCGCGAAGCTGTGTAGCCAGTGTAGATCGGGCTGTTGCCTCGGCGGTATCCGCGTTTGTGCGAGCGGTTTGTTCCTCTTGAATCGCCGCAATCAATTCCCCAAAGTCGCCAGAAGATGCAGCGCTTAGCGTATTGATCTGTGTTTGCAGGCTGCTATCAGCAGTGGCTCGAGCCGAGGCTTCATCAAGAACAGCTTGTGCTCTAGCACTGGCTTCGTTACTGATTGCGTTTGATCGTGTTGTTGCCTCAGCGGAAATAGCCGCGGCTCGGGCCGTAGCTTCCTGCGCGACGCGCCATGCAACACTGTTTGTAGTAGTGGCAGCCGCATCGATCAAATTAATTCTATTGCCAAGGGTGCTGTAAAGTTGAGCTTCAGTAAGTTCACCAGTCAAAGCCTCTAATAGCTTCGCTACATCTTGGCCGGTTGTAACGACAAAACCATTAGTTCCGCCAGCAGGGGATGCGCTCAAAACGCCGTCGATAGATTCCCACTTAATCCACAAGTGCCACTCGGTAGCTGGGTTTGTAGAGTAAGACGTAACCGCGCCAGAAAACTGGGTAATCTCAACAGCATCTGCAAAGACAGGCTGAGGCGCAGTGCCTGCACGAGTAGCGCCATAAATGCGA